ATGATCCGGAATTGGACGACGTGGCCAAGGCTACCGACAGCGAAGGCGTCAAGCGTATCGTTCGCGGGCTCGGCAATCGGCACAAGGCGACGAACCGGCGGGTGACGAAATGAATGGCGACACCATCCGCACCATCACGATCAGGGGGCAGTCCGAGGGACTCGATAAACTCACGGCGGATGTCAACAAGCTCGCGGCGGCGCAGCAGAATGTTGCGGTCGTCTCGGAGCAATCGGCCAGGCGCGTGCTGTCGCTCGAAGACGCCTGGAAGCGGCAGACGCTCCGGCTGGATGAGGCGGCACGCGCGCAGGCAAACATCGCGCGCGAGACCAAGATCGCCGATGCGGCGTTACGCGAAGGTTTGGCCACTCAGGCGCAACATGTGCAACGACTGGATCAGATCAACCAGCGCTATAAAAATGTTGCCCAGCAAACCGGCCTTGCGCGCCACGAGATGGTCAACCTGTCTCGGCAAGTTCAGGACGTCGGCGTTAGCCTGGCGTCGGGTCAGTCGCCGCTGACGGTTGCGATCCAGCAGGGCGCGCAGATCGCCGACGTGTTCGCGACATCGTCCGGCACGCTGAAGGGTTTTTTTGGCCAGGTGGGGAGTTGGGCGGCCGGGTTCGCGACATCCGCGGCCGGCATGGCAACAGCCGCCGGCACCGCCCTTGGCGCGTGGCTCGTTGCCGGCGCGCAATTCAAGTCCGGGCAGAACGACATCGAACGCGCGCTGGCCGGCATGGGCGCGGCCTCCGGCGTCACCGCCAAGCAGATCAACGAAATCGCATCGGCAAGCTCGTCGGCGTGGGGGCTATCGACATCGGAGGCGCGCACTGCGGCGACGGCGTTTGCCTCGACCGGCAGAATTTATCAAGACAACATCAAGACGGCGACTGGCGCCGTAAGCGACTTTGCCAAAGCGACCGGCACCGATGCCGCCGATGCGACCAAGGCATTGGCGACTGCGCTGGTCGATCCTGCCAAGGGCGCGCTCGAGCTCAACAAGCAGTTCAATTTCCTCGATGCTACCCAATTGAACTACATCCGCACGCTGCAGGCGCAGGGAAAGGAGCAAGAGGCGCAGAAGGCTTTGATGGATGCCTTGATCCCGCGGCTTGCGAAGATGGCGGAACATACCTCGCTGGCGGGGAAGGCCTGGGATCTGGCGGCTAACGCTGCTTCCAACTTCTGGCAGTACGCCGGCAAGGCCGCGCCGCTCGGGCCGTCGATCCCGGCGCCTTGGGAGGCCAGTCCCAAGGAGACAGAAAATAAAGACCGGCTCAAGCTCTTGTCGACGGATGCCCTTGCCGCCGAGCGATCGATCATGGGGGTGACGGCCCAGATCGAGACGCTGCAGCAGCAATTGGCAAAGCTCAGCCAGTACCGCGAGGCGATCAGCGGGCCAATGACCGGCGCCGAGCAGGTCGGCAATGTTCGCCTCTTGCAGTTGCAGCAACAGGAACAGGTGCTGATCCGCCAGGCGATCGCGACGCAGCAACTCGCTGCGCTCTATCCCGGCATGACGATCGAGGTTGCCAAGCAGCTCGATCTAATGAACCAGCAACTGCAGGTCGCGCAAGCACGCAGCCCCGCTGAAGCGGCCATCGTCCAGTTCATAGTTGACCAGAACAGATACGAGAATGAGGGCAAAGGCATCATTGAGGCCATCAACCTGGCGCTAGCGAACCGCGCGAGTGCCGAGGCCGGTGTCACGAAGGCGATCAACGACCAGCTATGGTCGATGAATCAGGAGATCGAGTTGAGCAGGGCCCGCATGGCGGGAACGGAAGCGGCTATGAGGGCCGAGCAGGCCTACGCCAACGCGAAGCGGCAGAACGCCACAGAAGACCAGGCGCGAGAAATTCAGAGGACGACCGGCCAGCTTGCAGACCAACAAGCGGCTGAGAAGAATGCGCGGGAGTTAGACGCAGCAAACAAGTCGAGAGTTGCGGGCGAGAAATCGGCCGCGACAGCCGGCGAAGCAAGGAGCAGTGCTGCGCAGGAGAACGTGCTACGAGAAGCAGAGGCTGCGAATGCGGCGGCAGAAGCACAACGGCAGGCGAATGCAGCGGTCGGTATCGGCTCCGATGGGATGCATCACTTCGGTTGGGAGGTCGCGCACGTCACCATGCAGACCTACCAGATGATCGATGCCTTCAAGGAGTTTAACCTGTGGTTCAATGCGCACTCCAAGGAATGGCAGATCGACAACAGGTTGTGGGGCATGGCCACCCAGTTCGAGGGTCAAGAATTTGTCTCCGACTATGACCCGCTGCAGACGGGATACCAAAGGCGGGCGCTCGAGGCGTCTGTCGGCGCCGGAAACGTCGAGCCCATTATGATGAATGGAGCTGTTGCCGGATACCAGATCAAGCAGTCGTACCTTGATCAGCAGAACGCAGATCAGATGGCGTCGATGATCAACCAACTGGGTGTCGGCAGCCCAGCCGCGATCCAGGGATCACTGCAGCAACTGTTTTCCAGCGCAGGAAACGTCCTCGATCTGTCGCCGGTCAACCGCTTGATCGACCTGGCGGACCCGTCGCAGCAGGGCAGCCTGATCCAGCAGACGATCGATCGCATCCGGCAAACAGAGCCGGCGGGGCTGGCGACCGAGGAGAAGATCAAATCTCTCACCGACAAGCTGGAGCAACTGACCAATTCGACCGACAGCCTGAACGCGACGATGCAGAGCGCGCTGTCGCCGTTCTATTCGCAAGACCCGCGCACAACCAAGTTGGGCTTCCGCGAAGGCACCAGGGGCAACCCGGACTGGATGACCGGCGCCGGCAACTCAAACCCGCTGGTCGCCGTGCTCGGTGCCGGCGCCACCGCACCCGGCATGGCAGGCGGCGGCTCGTTCGTGGTCGGCGGCGGCTACAGCGCCAACGACAACAGGATGGCGGTGTTCCCCGTAGCATCGGGTGAAGAGGTGGTGGTCAACCGCAACCGGGACGGCGGCCGCGGCGGCCAGGTCGTTCATATCGACAACCGCATCATCATCGCCGGCTCGGTTGACGCCGATACCTTGAGCAAGATGAAAGTGTCCCGCTATCAGCAGGCGCAGCGAATGCGCGGTCAGATCGCACAGGCCTGACATGGCGATCGACAACGTTCGCTTGCCGGTCGAGGTTGAGCAGGGCGCGACCGGCGGGCCGCGGTTCTCGACCAGCATTCAGACCGCGCTGTCGGGCATCGAGCAGCGCATCGCCGAATGGGACGTTGCACGCTGCGAATACGACGTTGGCTATGGAGTGATGAACAGGGCCATGCTCGACGAGGTGATCGCTCTTTTCCGCGATAGGCGCGGGTCGGCTTATCCGTTCCGGTTCAAGGCCTGGGAGGACTACGAGGCGACAAACGTCAGCATCGGGACCGGCGACGGCACGTTGGCATCGTTCCAATTGGTCAAGGTCTACAGCAGGATATTCGAGACCATCCGCGCCATCCAGTTGCCGGTCGAGGACACTGTGCAGATTAAGGTCGCCGGCGTCACCAAGACAGAAGCCACGCACTACACCGTCGATTACTCGACCGGGTTGGTGACGTTCACCACCGGCAACATCCCAACTGCGGGGCAAGCCATCACCGCGACATTCGAGTTCGACACGCCGGTGCGCTTTGCCGAGGACACGCTCAAGGTCTCCATGACCATGATCGATCTAGGCAACATCCCTTCGATACCTTTGATCGAGGTTCTCAGTGAATGAAAACACTGCCGCTGACCTTGACCGACCGGGTGGTCAAGCCGGCGCGTCTTCTCGTCATCTCGCGCCGCGACGGCATCGTGATGCGGATTGCCGAGGCGCAGTCTGCCATCACCGCCGGCGGCAACGTCTATGCACCGCTGGCGGGCTGCCAGATCAGCGCGGTCAAGCACGTCATCGGCGGCGAAGTGCCATCGATGGAAATCCAAGGGGCGCACAACAACCAGGGCACCGCCGCGTTCACAACAAGCGATATCGACATCGGCCTCTATGACTCGGCCGAGGTTCAACTCTACATCGTCAACCGCGCCAACCCGACCACGCTTGGCCTGCTGTTCACCGGCACGATCCAGCCGGTCAATTACGACATCTCGGGGATGGTTTCGTTCGACGTCAGGGGGCCATCGGTCGGCGCCGGCACCAACTACATCCAACGCTTCGCGCCGATGTGCCGCACCGATCTGTTCTCGCCGCTGTGCGGCGTCAACCCGGACAGCTACGCGCTGAGCGCGACCGTCACCGCGGTGGTCAATAGATTTAATTTCACCGTCTCGATCGCGCCGGCCGACAACTATCTCAACGGCGGCACCGTCCTGACCGACAGCGGCGTTGCATTCGAGATCGCTGCCCAGACAGGAGGATCGCTGACGGCGTATCTGCCATTCCACCGGGTGCTGGCAGTCGGCATGTCGTTGACGCTTTGGCCGGGCTGCGACAAGCGGATCGCGACTTGCCACAGCAAGTTCAATAACACCGCAAATTTCCAGGGCGAGCCGCATAGCATCGGCATCTATGCCCAGATCGGCGGTGGCTGATCATGAACATGCTGGAGATCAACGAAGCAGTAGCGAGGGCAAAACTCGCCGGGCAACGCTACGAAGTTTACATGTCGCACATGTCTCTCACTGGGATGGATCAGCCCCAGTTTGAGATCATCCTTGGCCCGCCGAACAATGGGACCGGCACCGGGGGCAGTCGAGCAGCTAGTGGCACCGAGACCTCGGTGGTCACCGGCGTCGATCCGAGCGAAATCGGCAATGCTTTGTACGGCCGCATTATTCCGTTGTCAGCGCTCGGCCTGGCGCGGATCGGCGTCGCCGGCTTGATCTTCGGGCCTTACTTCAACGAGGGGCGGGTGTCGTTCGGGGTAAGCTTCGGCTTCCCGGCTAACCCGGCGGGCGAGCGGCGCATCTACGAGATCTCGCTCGACAGCAAGGTCGCCTGGGAAAACGCCGCAGGCAACCCGGCCGGCGCATTGGGCGCTGGCTTCCTCGGCGACCCGTTCGAATGCCGGTTCTATTCCGGGACGCAGACGCAAGGGCCTGACCCGCTCGAGGCCGCGATGTTCGGCGCCGAGGCGGTCGCCTACCGGCCGCAGATGATGCTGTGGTTCACCAACCTGCCGGTAGCGGAATTCGACGGCAAGGTGCCGTTCGTCAGTTGTAAGATCGGCGAGGTCACCGGCGGCGCGGTGCCGGGCGATGGCATCAACCTCGGCGATGCGCTGGAGCGGTTCGCGTATAGCCCCTGGCTCGAATACGACAGCAGCGATTTCGAGACGACCGGCGTCGGCGACATCGTCCAGGCGATGATCCTGACCGAAGACCGATCGTTCCTTGACCTGCTGCGCACCACCGCCAGCGTCTATCGGACGCTCGATATTCTGCAGACCGACAAGCTGCGCGTCCGCGACCGGGGCTCGACCGTCACGCCAGACGTGACGCTGCACCGCGATCATATCTCTGCCGACAGCGGCGTGCAGTATCTGCGCCAGGAGGAGGCCAGCGTTCCGCGCGAGTTGGAGCTCACCACCATCGACCCAGATGCGGATTACGTTTTTATGCCGTCGAAAGCATCGCGGCAGTTGCATCCGGTGCCGGTCACCGCGTCGGTCACCAAGGACAGCATGCTGCTGCCGGTGGTGATCGATGCCCCCACCCGCATGTCGCTGGTCACTTACGCCAAGTATCAGCAGGACAACGCCCGCAAGAAGCTCAGCCTGCAGACCATGCTGTACGGCTACGCGCTCGAGCCGGGCGATCTGTTCCGCTTGGTGGATGTCGCCAACGGCTTCGACAACTCGGAGGTCTGGAAGGTGGTCGAGTCGAGCCACGGCGCCAACTACATCAACGAGATCAGCGCCGAGGCAATCCTGAAATGCGCGTTCGACTTCGGCGACGGCGATCCGTACTTCAACGATGTCATCATCCTGCTGCATGGCGACAGCGCCGAGCCAGTGCGCGACCATTCGAACTACAACATTCCGGTGCAATTCGAAGGCAACGCCCATACCGACACGGCAGTCACAAAATTCGGCACAGGCTCGTTCGCGTTCGACGGCACGGGGGACCGGGTCATCTATGCGATCGGGACCGGCCCTTGGTATCACCTCAATTTCTCGCCGACCAATACGTCGCCCTACACCATCGAGCTTTGGGCGCGGTTCACGGGCCTGCCTGGATTAGACAACCAGATGCTGGTCTGTCAGAACGGCGGGTTCATTACCTACCGGATGTGGAGCCTGTACGTTCCCACCGGATTGGGCGAGGTCCGCTTCACCACGTCGGACAACGGCATCAGCGTCACGGCGACCGTCAATACCAGCGGCGCCGGCCTGGTGAATAACCGTTGGTATCATATCGCCGCCGACAAGGACTCGACCGGCAAGGTCCGCATCTACGTCGACGGCGTGATGAAGGGCAGCGACACGCCGGCCAACAGCGTCATCGGCAACCTCGTCGTCGAGCCGATCTCGGTCGGCTGTTCCGGCTCGAGCGATTTTCAGGTGCCGTTCGCGGGCAACATTGACGACGTTCGCATCACGGCCCGTTCGCGCTACGGCGACCTGTATGGCAACGCGAGCTTCACGCCGCCTAGCTCTGCGTTTCCGGATCACGTCTGATGCCCGGCGCGCTCGACAGTTGCATCAATTCCGTCTACGAGCCCGGCAACATCCCGGCCTCGGCGGGCGAGCCGCCGGTGCGCGTCGTCATCGCGCCCGACATACCGGACGACTACGATCCCGATGCGGTCGAGTATTCGCTCGACTACACCAAACTCTACAATAGCGGCTACCTGCTGCTTCAGATGGTGTGACCCATGGCCGACAATGTCTCTATCCGCAATGCCGCTGGCCTCACGTTCAACGCGGCGACCGATGAATTGTCGGACACCTCGCAATCCAGCAAGGTGACGTTGCTGGCGGGCGATGGCTCGCCGACGCCGATCGATCCGCGGCGGCTGACGGGTCTGCCCGGCTCGGAGTACGAGAAGGTCGCGGCCTCGCAGACCGGCCAAGTGCTGGGCGCGACCGGCGCGACCGGCGACCTGATCAACGGCATCCTGGTCATTCCGTCCAGCACCTCGCCCGGCGTGGTCACGCTGCTGGACGGTGCCATATCCATCCCGGTGTTCACCGGCGGGACGACCAGCGTCAGCAACCTGGTGCCGTTTCTGATCCCGCTCGGGCTGCGCAGCGTCAGCGGGGCCTGGAGCCTGACCACCGGCGCCAACGTGTCCTGCGTGGCGATCGGCGACTTCACCTGACCATGTGGCAACTGCAGCCGGGCGTATTGTCTAGGGCCGCGCTCGATGCGGTTGCCGGTACACCGCTGAGCATCGGCGGCACGCCGATCACCACCGCAACGGTTGGCGCGGCCTATGCGGGCTTCACGGCGATCGCGGCCGGCGGCGTCCTGCCCTACGTCTACAGCGTGGCGTCGGGGTCGCTGCCCGCCGGCATCACGCTCAACAGCAGCAGCGGCGCGGTGTCGGGCACGCCGACCACCGCCGGGGCCTACGCCGGCATCGTCATCCGGGCGACCGATGCGGTGAGCGCGACCGCAGACCTGGCCTCGTTCACGATCACCGTCCTTGCGCCGCCGCGAAGCGCGATGCTGCCGGACGTGTTCGTCAATTCCGACGGCACAGCGCGCCAGGCCAATGCCAATGGCGTCATGGTCAATCTGTAGGAACACAAAATGGCATCGTATTACGTCTGGTCAGGCGCGACCGGCTCGGCCAACGGTTCAAGCTGGGCCAATGCCTATACCCAGTTAGCAACTGCTTTTGCCGGTCATGCCGCGGGTGACACTTACTATGTCGCGCACGACCACGTACAGGCGCAAGGCAGCGCCATGTCCCTTGACGGGCGCGGCGATTGGAACGCAACCACCAAGGTGATCTGCGTTGATCGTGCGGGATCGGTGCCGCCGGTAACGGCGGACAAACGCACCACGGCAGCGATTGGAACAACTGGGTTCAACAGCCTCACATTTTCCGGCAGTGATGCGCACTATGACGGGATTATTTTTAGTGCGGGCGGCAGCAGTTCCAACAACTGCCACATCATATTCAATCAGGGAACCGGTCGGGCTTTGCGCTTTGACAATTGCTCTTTGCGTTTGTTGACGACCGATGGCAGCAGTGACTTGCGGGTCGGTGGCGACAGCGCCAACGTCTCAGCGCCTTATTGCGAATGGCAAAACACGACGGTTTCGTTCGGTGCTGTTGGCCAACAAATTTTTGTGGCCGGCACGCTGCGGTGGCGCAATACGCCCTCGGCGATCATCGGGACCGCGGTTCCCACCAACTTATTCACACCAAGGACAGACCGCGGCACCATGATTGAATGTATCGGCATCGATTTTTCCGCGCTGGGGTCCGGCAAGACGCTTTGTCAAGGCAACGCGCAGTCCCAGGGGTCTATCTTCAAGCTGGTCGACTGCAAGATCGACAATGCCGTCACCATAATGGGCTCACAGCCATCATACGGTGCCATCGAGGCGGATGCCGTTCGCTCATCGGCGACCGGCAACGTCGCGGTCTACCGTCGCCGTATGCCGGGGCTGATGACGCAAGAGACGACCATCGTGCGCAGCGGCGGCGCGACCGACGGCACCACGCCGATGAGTTGGAAACTTGTCACCGGCACGCTCATCACGCCGAGCTTCCCGTTCGAGTGCCCGCCGATCGCCATCTGGTGTGACACCACCGGCTCGGCCAAGACCGCAACGGTGGAATGCACCGGATCGGCCGTTGCCACGGACAAGGAAATGTGGCTCGACGTCGAATACCTCGGCGACGCCACATCGCCCCAGGGGTCGTTTGTCAACGACTCGTCCGATCTGCTGACGACGGCCGCCAACCAGACCACGAGCGCGGCATCCTGGAGCGGCGGCACCACGCCGTTCAAATTGGCCGCGACGTTCACGCCGCAGCAAAAGGGCTGGGTCTATGCGCGCGTGAAATGCGCCAAGGTGAGCGCGACCTACTACATCGACCCGCTGGTCACGCTGACATGAGCCCGATCCAGGCCACCGGCCAGGCTGCGCGCGGTTTCATGGATGCGCTCAAAGGCGAGCCGCTCGTGCTGGCGTTGGTGGTGATGAATTTCGCGCTGATCGGCTTTACCTATTACCAGAGTTCGATCTTCAACTCGCAACGCGCCGACAACGTCAAGCTGTTCGTGCAGATGCAGGGCGAGGTGCAGAAGCTTCTATCGCAATGCATTGTCCCGGCGCCGCCGGATCGGCGTTCGGATGGCGAGGCGACAGCGGAGGATTTCCCGACATGAACGGCGACCTCAAGCTGACGGCGGCCGGCATCAACCTGATCAAGCATTTTGAGAGTTGCATGAAGCGGGTCGGGCCGGATCGCTATCAAGCATACGTGTGTCCCGCCGGCGTGCTGACGATCGGCTGGGGAACGACCCATGCCGATAAATACAAGTTCGGCCCAAACACCATATGGTCGATGGCGGATTGCGATGAGGCGTTTCTCGACAGCATGAAGCAATACGAGGCCGCGGTGCATCGCATGGTCACGGTGCCGCTGCAGCCGTGGCAATACGATGCGCTGGTTTCGTTCACCTACAACTGCGGCGCCGGCAACCTGCAGAAATCAACGCTGCTCAAGAAGCTCAATGCCGGCGACTACGAGGGCGCCGCGCTGGAATTCCATAAATGGAATAAGGGCGGCGGCAAGGTGCTAAACGGTCTGGTCCGCAGACGGGCCAGTGAGGCGCTGCTGTTCCAAAACATCCCCGACGCGAACTATGACGGCGAGCCGGACGTGATCGAGCCGCTGGCCGAGCCGATGGCGCAACGCGTCGAAACCGGAGGCAAGCCATGAGCCTGCTGATAAGCTTTCTATATCTGTTGCTGCACCTGGCGATCATCCTGTTGATCGCTGCCTGCATCGTCTGGGTGCTGCGCTGGATCGGCGTCGGCATCGATCCGCTGGTCTACAAGATCGGGCAGGCGATCGTCGCGTTGCTGTGCATAATCGCGGTGCTGCTGTGGCTATCCGGCGCGCTCGGCTGGACCGCGTATCGGCTGCCGTTCTATCCCTGAGCGTTGCAGGCATGAGAAAAACTTGGCCGCCCCCACCGGGCGGCCTTTTTTTATTCAGCGCGGCGAGGTCGGTGTTGGTGAGTTTTCGCCGGGCTTCGGATCCGGGATCGGCTTGTTGTCGTCCGGGTTTGGCTTTGGTTGGTTCGGGTTCGGTTGGTTTTGCTGTTGGTTCATAGCAAGTTTCCTCCACCCGCGGATCGCGGGCGCGTATCAACGCGCCAACCAGCATTCCGTTGCCTCGATTTGCTGCGCCTCTGCTTTGGCCTCGCTTGCAATTCAATTGATATTTCAATATCTTAGTTGTTGTCTGTCTTAATCTCAGGATATGGCAATGCGCCTAGGTTCAGTCACTTAGACTTTGACTTATCGATATTTTGGGTTCCGCGTTCGCCGGTTGTTCTCATGTGATAGACAGCCGCGCTGGCGTTTTCCTTCTGGCTCGACAGCCGCGTGTAGTGCGCCACCATCGGCTCGCTCATGCCAACCATGTCCGAGATCTGCCGGGTGTTGGCGTTGGCTCGTAAGAGCCGCACACAGGCGTGGCCGCGCAGGCCGTGCAGCACCAAGCCAGCGAGCGGCGCCAGTGCGGGGTTTGTGTCCCGCTGATAGGTCCATGCCATCGTCAGGTCGCGGCGCGTCCAGTGGTGGCCGTCGAGGCGCGTCAGGATCGGGCCGGGCTTGCGCTCCCAAGTCGCCATCGCTGCCGCCAGGGCAGGCGTGATCGGCACCCAGATTTGCCGGCCGGTTTTCTGCTGCGTGACGTTGATGCCGTCCGCACCCTTCCACGTCTCGACGTCGGCCCAGCCCATGCGGATCAAGTCGCTGCCGCGCTGTCCGGTGTTGGCGCCCAAGGTGACGGCGCGGGCAATGTCGGGGCGGGCGTGCTGCTCGGCTAGGGCGACTTGCTCGTCGCTCCACGGCGTATGGCCGCCGTCCGATTGCTCGACCTCGACGCCGGTTGTGATCGGCCGCGGCAGGATGTCTCGCACGATGGCCCAGCGTTCCAATTGCTTGAGAGCGGCCAGCGTGGCGGCCTGTACGCCGGTCGAGCCGGCATGGCCGTCCATGTAGGCCTGCACGATGCTCGGCTTGATCTCGTCCATCGAGATCGTTCCCATGCAATTCGGCGCCGCCGCGAAATTCAGGTATCGCCGCCACAGATCCTGCGTCGACGGGGCGTAGACGGCGAACTTGGGCGATGCGAGGAACTGGCGGACGACAACAGCGAAGCAGTCGTCAGTGACCCGCGCGCCTTTCGGCCTTCTCTCGTCGGACACCATTGCGCACCCTGTCGGCTAAGCTGTCGGATGACGGCCCGCCATTTTTAAGCCAATCTTCGACTTCTTCCCACTTCCAAAGTTGCTTACCCTCGATCTTTCGAGGCGGGGGCAGCCGTCCCTTTGCCACCCAGGAGTCAACGGTGTTTGGCGTGCAGCAAATGTGCGCGCACAACGTGGGCATGTCCATGAAGGGCGGAACGAACCCAGGGGGAAGCTTAGCGGGCATCAGAGGTACTTTCTCGTTGCTAGTGCCGTGTCCCGCATTACGGCGACAACCTCCGCGCCACTGTGCTGGTCGTTCCAGTCAACCGGATGGCCGAGCCGGTTGAAAAGTTCGTTCCAAGCCTGATCGACAGCCTGCCGGGCCTTGTAGTCGTAGCGCCCGTCGCGCTGCACCTTGCCGTAGGCAGCGATGCTGAGCGCGCCTGCGATGCAGACGCGGCCTTGCGCGTCTTCGACCATGCCCCGGCTATGGCCTCGCTGTTCTATGATGTTGGCGGCATCGAGCAGATATTTTCGCCATGGCTCGGTGACGATCTCAGGCTTGTCCCAGCGTTTATTGTACAGCATCGAATAGCTCTCCTTATCTGCGGCATCGCCATCGGTATTTACTGACCCAGACCTTCACCATGCCGTGCCGCGTGCAGATGTCGGTCGCGGCTACCGCTCTACGCCTCGGCGGCGCTGGATCCGACAGCACCGCCATCAGCGGATCGGCTTCGATCGGCTTGACGCTTTCGGTCTGCACTACCCTCGGCTTGTTTAGTTGCTCGATCCGCTCCGATGCTGCCGCCATCGTGGCGATGTCTTCGCTCAGCGTGTCCTGGAACGGCTTGTCACGCAACTGATGCGCCGGCACCGGACCACGCCCCACCGCGAACGACGCGGCGATCGTCGCCATCACGGCGGCGCCGATCAGCACGCTGCGGGCCAAGGTGTGCATTTCATTCGGCTGTGATCTGCTTCGCCCGGAACTGGCTTAGCTTGTCGGCCTGAACCTGGAACGTGTTGTGCGCTTCGCGGATCAGTAAAGACAACGCCTCGATGGTCGCGGCCTGTCCGTCGCCCTGGTTGCGGAGGTTGTCGGCCTCGTCCCGCATCAGTTGGATGTGCGATTGCATTTCACGTTCGAGCAGCATCGCCGCATCATCGATCGCCTGCGCCGCGGTGTGGTGCATGCTCCTCACGATCTCGGGCATCTTCTCCGGTGCCTGCTCGACCAGCTCGCGGTTGATCTGGATGTGGCCGTTGCCATTCGTCGTGCCGGGTTCGTTCATTTGCTATCTCCCCTTTTTCGGTAGAACCGCTTCAGGTGCATCTCGCACAGCCCGCGCGCGTGGCTGTTGTGGCCGCAGCCTTTGATCGA